TTATAGATAATGTATATCGTGTTGCTGCTGTATCAGGTGTCACAACTGATGCTGTGGGATTTGGGCAAACTGGTTTAACAAGAGTTATTGTTAGTATTGCAAATACTGCTGGACTTGTCGGACTTGCGAATAGCACATACTATGGTGACTATAGTTTCGGAAGAATTGTAATGTCTGAACGTAATGTTTCTCGTGCTTATACAGTAAATACATCGAACGGTGTTACTGGAATCGAGACTGGTGTTATCTTAACAAGAAAGGCTTCCTTAAAAGTAGGAAGTTATACCACATAAATAACTAAAAAATTATAAAATAAATGTCTGCCATAATAACTGACCAGATAAGAATATTAAATGCGAAGAATTTTGTAGCTGGAGTATCTTCATCATCTAATTCTTATTATACTTTTGTTGGTTTGACTGAGCCGACAAAAATTCAAGCAACATGGAATAATAATCCTCCCGCACCTATCGATAATTTTAGTGATCAGAATGATTACTACGATACGATGATTGCTCTAAAAAAAGTGACTGCGAGTGATGTAAAACAGGTAGTAAGAAAAAATAGTTGGAATTCTGGAACGACATATGATTACTATAGACCAGATTATAGTATTAATAATCCACCAAAAAATGGACAAGGAACCACACTATATAATGCCACATATTATGTGATTAATACTGATTTTAGAGTTTATATCTGTTTAGAGAATGGAACTTCGCCAGAAAATCCTGATGGTAAACCATCTTTAGATGAACCAACATTTACAGATTTAGAACCAAAAGCTGCTGGATCAAGTGGTGATGGATATATTTGGAAATATCTTTATACAGTCAAACCGTCTGAACTTGTAAAATTTGATTCGACTGAATATATGCCAGTCCCATCTGATTGGTCAACTGGTAATGATAATTCTGCAGTTAGGGATAATGCAGTTGATGGTGGTATTAAAGTCGTTGTTATTCAAAATCGTGGAGTTGGTTTAGGAACAGCAAATAGAACATATACGAGAGTTCCAATTAAAGGTGATGGAAGTGGTGCCGAATGTACTGTCACCGTAAATGCAGATCAACAAATAGGATCTGTTGATGTGACTAATCAAGGATCTGGATATACTTTCGGAACTGTTGATATTGTTGCTGGTGGTTTACCAAGACCCGATTCATATCCTCAACTTGATGTAATTATTCCACCTCAAGGTGGACATGGTAAGGATATCTACAAAGAATTGGGTGCATCTAATGCTTTAGTTTACTCTCGCATAGAAAATGATCCCGAAAATCCTGACTTTATCACAGGTAATGAAATATCTAGAATTGGTATTATAGAAAATCCTCAAGCATTTGGATCATCATCCTTACTTACTTTGGATAAAGCAAGTGCAGCCTATGCATTGAGATTAGTTGGAACTGGATATAGTAGTGCGACTTTTACTACTGATTCAATAATAAAACAAACTATTGGAACTGGAGTGACAGCAATTGGTAAAGTTCTTGGTTATGATCAAACAACTGGTGTCTTGAAATATTGGCAAGATCGCACAATGGCGGGATTTACAACAGTTGGTGTTGGAACAACCTCACCAATTCATGGATTTAATCTTGATCGTTTCACTGCTGATATATCAGACGGTGGAAGTTTTAGTATAGTTCCTGATGATGGATCAAACACCCTAGCAATTCAAACATCATTCAGCGGTCTATCAACCTCAATAAATAATAAAACATACTATCTTGGTCAAACATTTACAAAAGGTGTTTCAAACCCAGAGGTTAAAAAATACTCTGGTAATATAATTTACGTTGATCATCGACCAGCTATCACCCGTTCTTCTAATCAAAAAGAAGATATCAAAGTTATATTGCAATTCTAATCACTCATGGCACAATCAACCAATCTTAATGTATCGCCATATTTTGACGATTTTAATGCTAATGACAATTATCACAAAATATTATTTAAACCGGGTCTTCCAGTACAGGCACGAGAATTAACAGGTTTACAATCAATATTACAAGATCAGATTGCAAAATTCGGTCAACATATATTCAAAGAGGGTGCAAAGGTAATACCGGGAAATACAAGTTATGATAGTAATTTTGCATGCGTAGAAATAAATAATGAATATTTGGGAGTTACAGTTAAATCATATATTGATCAATTACTTAATCGAAAAATTGTAGGATTAACATCTGGTGTATCAGCGACAGTTATAAAAATATTAGATTCTACAGATTCTGTAAGAGATAATCTTACATTATACATTAGATATGATTCTTCTAGTTTAGGTAATGAAAATTCTGTATTTCAAAATGGAGAGTTGTTGGCAGCAAATATTGATATAGTTTCAGGCCCTGAAAACAGCACATTCATTCCAAGTGGTGAGTCATTTGCTGGTGCATTATCCGTCAATGCAACATCTACTGGATCATCATTTTCTATATCAGAGGGTGTTTATTTTGTAAGAGGCACATTTGTAAATGTCCCAACTCAAACAATCTTACTAGATCAATACTCAAACACTCCAACAGGTAGAATAGGTCTTAGGGTATTAGAGGAAACAATCAACTCTGATGAAGACTCCTCGCTCACAGATAATTCAAAAGGTTTCAATAATTTTGCTGCACCGGGCGCAGATCGTCTTAAAATATCTTGCTCATTATTTTTTAAAGGTATAGATGATTTGAATGATGATGATTTTGTTGAATTAGCATCAGTAAGAAACGGAGTATTAAGAACAAGACCTACAACATCAGATTACAATATTTTAAATGATGAATTAGCGAGAAGAACATTTGCTGAATCTGGTAATTATACCGTCAAACCATTTTCAGTATCGGTAAGAGAATCTTTAAATGATAATATTGGTAATAATGGTGTGTATGGTGATGGGCAATCAACTGAGCAAGGATCGATAGCAAGTGATGATCTTGCTTTATTCCAAGTGTCTGCCGGTAAAGCTTTTGTAAAGGGATATGAAATAGAAACAATATCTTCTAATTTTCTTGATGTAGAAAAACCAAGAACCACTAAAACTCTAAAAAGTCAAAGAGTTAATTACAATACAGGTGGAACTTTAAGATTGAATAATCAAACAGGATCACCAGAGGTAGGTATTGGAAATACTTTTATAATCAGTTTAAGAGATCAAAGATCAAATGGATTACCCGGAGCAGCAAATATATCTGGAGAAGAGATAGGTGTTGCTAGAGTCTATGATTTTGCTTTAGAGTCTGGATCATATAGTGCGACCAATTCAAATGTAAATGAATATGATATTTCATTGTTTGATGTACAAACATTTAGTAAAGTAACTTTAAACCAAGCAATAACACAGGCTACTCCTGCATTCATAAAAGGAAAATTTAGTGGTGCAACTGGATTTTTAAGATCAAGTGCAAGTAATACAACTTCATTAACATTATATGATAAGTCTGGGGAATTAGTTCCAAATGAACCAATCATAATTAACGGAGAAGAAAACAGTAGGATAGCTCTCGCTGTCACATCTTTTGGAATGGCAGATGTCAAATCATTATACGCTGGGCCTGATTTAGGTAATGTTGGATCAGCAAAAAGTTTTGTAAGTGATGTAGTTCAAGCAGATCAGTTTATTTTTGGATCTGCAAACATGACATCAGCAACTGGTAGTGGATCAGTTTCAATAAGCACAATAACAAGTGGAAATGAACAGTTTCCCGGAAAATTAAAAGTTGGAAATATCTTAAAATTTGGTGGTTTAGGAAATAATTTAAAATCATTAGTCAGAATTACGCAAGTAAATGCTGATAATATTGTTGTAACTGGCGTAACTACAGTTACTGGAGTAACTGAAGGCGCATTATATAAATCAACAGCTGGCACGTCTTTAGAAGTTCCTGATCTTACACTTGTTACTACACCTTTTGAAAAATCATTTGATAATGCTTTGTTTACAAGAATGCCAAAAGAAAATATATCAGATGTTGATATATCATCAGCAACTTTGAATATAAGAAAAACTTTTGATGTTACCATTGGTCATTCTAATAATCAACTTACTTCAGCAATAACTGCTGGAACAAATGAGACATTTTTACCTTTTGATGAGGAAAGATATTCTTTAATAAGAAAAGATGGTACACAGGAAAGATTAACCTCTGATAAATTTACATTTACTTCTGGAAATGCTATTCTTCAAATAAGTAATGTTGGTGCAGATTTAAGTTCAAATCAAGATGCTACATTAGTTGCAACTCTCTCTAAAACAAAACCAACTGCAAAAATAAAGAGAAAAGAGAGAGTAAATACACAACTCATTGATAAATCAAGTCAAACTGGATCTGGAACAGGTGGCACAACATTAAATGATGGGTTAACATCTGGAAGTTATCCTTTTGGAACTCGTGTTCAGGATGAAAAAATATCTCTCAATACACCAGATGTGTTAAATGTTCTAGGTATTTTTGAATCTTTGTCAACAGATGACCCTTCAGCACCAAAAATGATACTATCGTCAATTGATAGTCCATCTGGTAAAACTTCTGATTTGATAATTGGTGAAAAAATAAAAGGTGTATCGTCCGGGGCAGTTGCAGTTTATGCTGAGACTTTATCTGATTCTCAAATATCATTTGTACTACTGAATGATGTTGATTTTAGAGAGGGTGAATCAGTGAATTTTGAAGAATCAAATGTTCAAGCTATAGTCAACACTTTAGACAACCCAAGTAAAAATATAACTCAAAGTTATAAATTTAACACAGGACAAAAATCTACAATTTATGATTTTGGATTTATTCAAAGAATAGGTGATAAAACTGCTCCTACAAAAAAATTAAAAGTTTATTTTACAAATGGATATTTTGAATCAACTGATGAAGGTGATATTACTATAAAAAATTCTTATAACGATTTTGATTATTCAAATGATGTGCAAAGCATTAATCAAATAAGAAATACTGATTTGATTGATATAAGACCAAGAGTTTCAAACTACTCTGTTTCAGAGAGTAGTCGTTCTCCATTAGAATTTTTTGGAAGATCATTTGATGGATCAGGTAATTCAGCAGCTAATATCTTGGCATCTGATGAATCTATTATTTTAGATTACTCATTTTACCTTGGTAGAATTGATAAAATTTATTTGACTAAGTATGGAAACTTATCCATATCAAAAGGAACTCCAAGTGAAGATCCAGATAAACCTGTGGCAATAGATGATTCTTTAGAGATAGCAGAAATAAATCTACCACCTTATCTTTATAATGTTTCAGATGCTTCATTATCTTTCTTGAAACACAAAAGATATCGAATGCAAGATATTCGTAAACTTGAAGAGAGAATACAAAATTTAGAATATTATACCACGTTGTCTCTTTTAGAAACTGAGACATCAAATTTATTTGTATCTGATGAAAATGGGTTAAATAAATTTAAATCAGGTTTCTTTGTTGATAATTTTACAACATTATTGCCACAAGAAACCGGAGTATCAGTTAAAAATAGTATTGATCTAACACAAAAAGAGTTAAGAGCATCTCATTATTGTAGTTTAATTGATCTGCAAGTTGGCCCTGTGGAAGGACAAAATACTATTTTTAATGGTGCTGATCCTGAAGGTACAGATATAAGGAAAACTGGTAATGTAATTACACTCGATTATGATGAAACTCCATATCTTACACAATCATTCGGAACTCGTTCAGAAAGTGTAACACCATTCCTACTTAATTTCTGGCAAGCATCTCTTGATTTAACACCAGCATCTGATACTTGGGTTGATACTGTAAGACTTGAACCAAAAATTATTCAGAGAGAGGGTAATTTTGCTGCAACGGTTGCTGAAGCAGAAAGGTCATTTGGTGGATTTGATCCACAAACTGGATTGACTAGCACAATATGGGGTGGATGGCAAACCATATGGACTGGCACTGATACTGAAACAACTACAGGAAATCGCAGAGAGGACGCAGGATTTCGTCATGGTATAAATGCTGATCGTGTCATTGTTCAAGATACGACAATTAATAATTTTAGGACAGGAACATCAACAAGAAGTGGATCAAGACAATTAATTACTGAACAATTTGATCAAGTATCTGATGGTGATAGAACTTTATCTACTGAAGTCATACCAAGAATGCGTTCTAGAAATATTACGTTTAATGGAAGTGGTTTTAAACCACAAGCAAGATTATACTCATTCTTTGATGGCATCAATATGACCAAATATTGTGTTCCAAAACTTTTGGAAATATCAATGAAATCTGGTGTGTTCCAAGTTGGAGAAACAGTGACAGGTGAGGTATTTTCTACCAATTCAGTAGATCCTGCTATAATTAAATTTAAAGTTGCAGTATCTAATCATAAAGAAGGGCCTTTTAATGCGCCAACAAGAATATATGCAAAAAATCCATATACAACTCAGACTGCATCCACATCATTAGAAACTTACTCTGGAACACCCGGAACAGTTCAACTTGCCGGTGGTGGTAGTGCATCAGTGATTCCTTCATCATATTCCTCAACATCAACTACATTAAATGTAGATTTAGACTCGTTAGCAGAACAAGCACAAGGTGATTTCTTTGGTAGAGTTGAAACTGGTATGATATTAAAAGGTGGAACATCAGGTGCAGAGGCTGAAATTACTAATCTTAGATTGATATCAGATTATGCAGCATCAGTTCTTGGTAGTTTGTTTATACCAAATCCTAATGTATCTTCTAATCCCACATTTGAGACAGGAAAAAGAACGTTTGTATTAATTGATAATGATCAAAATAATTTAAGTAACGCATCAACAACTGCTCAAGAGGTTTTTGATTCTGCTGGTTCGTTAGAAACTGTTCAAGAAAATATTATTTCATTAAGAAATGCCAGTGTCCAAACATTAGATGTTTCTGGAAGTAGATCAGCGAGAGAATTAACAGGTTCAGCAACAACCACTGAGGTTATTGATATATTACCTGATTTTGATGATGATCCTTTAGCGCAAACATTTTACGTTCCAGACTCAACTGGTATATTTGCAACAAGTTGTGAGGTATATTTTGAAACAGTAGATGATAGCAATATTCCCGTTCAACTTGATATAAGAAGTGTTGAACTAGGAACACCAACTCAAAAGGTTCTACCATTCTCACAAATAAATTTAAACCCAGATCAAATTACAACTTCAACAAATGGATCTGTTGCAACAAAGTTTACTTTTAAAGCACCTGTCTATTTGTCACCCGGCACTGAATATGCAATTTGCATGTTATCATCATCAGCAAAATATAGAGTATTCATTTCGAGAATTGGTGAGAATGATTTAATTACTGATGAATTTGTATCTAACCAACCAACATTAGGATCACTATTTAAATCACAAAATGCTTCGACATGGGAACCAAGTCAGTGGGAGGATCTTAAGTTTATTCTTAATAGAGCTAACTTTTCACCATCAGGATCAGTTGAAATATATAATCCAATTTTGGGTGAGGGTAATGCACAAATTCCAAAATTATTACCAAATTCTTTAAATCTCACAACAAATAAAATAAGAGTTGGTATATCATCAGCTTTTGGTGCAGGGATTCATGCTCAGATTGGTAATACAATATCTCAACAAGGATCAAACGCAACTGGTAAATTAGTTTCGACTGCAGGTATCGCGACAGGTTCTCTTACAGTATCGAGAGTTGGATTAGGTTACACTCCAGCAAATGGAACAGCTGGTGGTAGTGGACAAACTGTAACTGGTGTGGCTCTCACAACAGTGACAGGTAGCGGTCGAGATGCACAGGCAACTGTTGTTTATAATGAGGGATCTGTTGTTTCAGCAACAATCACTGCTGGTGGTGCAGGATACTCTGTTGGTGACGTTTTAGGTATCACAACAAGTTTGGGTATCAATGCAAGATTAACTGTTGCATCAATAGGTAGCACAAGTGAACTTATTCTGGATAATGTTCAAGGTGGATTTTTAACAGGTGCTGGCACTACTTTGATGTACGCAGCATCAACTGTTGGTATAACAAGTGCTGTAACTGGTAATGGTGGTCAAATAGGTGCGTTCATTCCAGCAAGTGGTATTACAACAGTATCCGATGGATTGCATATTGTTGTAAATCATAAGAATCATGGTATGCATCATCAAATAAACAGAGTGACAATATCAGGTGTTGAAAGTGATGTACCTACAACAAAATTGACTGCACCTTACGCAAATAATTCAACAGCAAATATATCAGTCGCAAGCACAAGTGAGTTTTCAACTTTTGAAAATGTTGGAGTTGCTGCTACAAATCCAGGCTATCTTAAAATAAAAAATGAGATAATTAAATACACTGGATTTTCAGGAGATACTCTTACAGGTATCACAAGACAACAAGATTCAACCCTTGCTCAAAATTACGTAACTGGCGATCTAGTTTCTAAATACGAATTTGGTGGAGTATCTTTACGTAGAATTAATTTAACACATAATTTGGCAAATGTGACTGACTCAAATCCAATCACTTTGGATTCTTATAAAATAAAACTTGACATGGGTGCAAATGGAATTGGAAGAACAAGTGCTGAAAGTTATCCTTTATTAAAATTAAAGGAGACAAAATCTGGCGGTGGAACAGTAATTCATGCAACTCAGAATATGCCATTTGAGATTATCACTCCAATGATTCAAAATACAACTGTCTCTGGAACATCTCTATCTGGTGAAATAAAAACTGTGAGTGGATCAAGTGTTAATACTGGTTCTGGCCAAGGTTCTGATACACCATTTGTTGTTCAATCAGTTGAATCAGTTGGTATAAACAAAATAAATTATTTAAATTCTCCTAGAATTATTGCATCAAGAGTGAATGAAACAAATAATTCATCAATAACAGTGCTACCGGGTGATAGATCATTTAACATGAAACTAAATCTTAATTCAAATGATCCAAGAATATCTCCAACTATCGACACAGAGAGAATTAGTGCAATTCTAACGTCGAACAGGATTGATAAACTTATTTCTGATTTTACAACTGATAATCGTGTTGATAGTTTAGAAAATGATCCTTCAGCATTTCAATATGTCTCTAAAGAAAATACATTAGAAACTTCATCAACTTCTTTAAAAATAATACTTGACGCTCACATCAACGAATACACAGATATTCGTGCTTTCTATGCGATTAGTGAAAATCAGGGATTTGATCCTATATTTGTTCCTTTCCCCGGATTTGATAATCTAAATGAAAAAGAACAAATTATATCAATAGATAAGAGTGACGGAAGAACTGATGTATTCACTCCCCCATCAGAGGCTAGTGGATTTGTAACTAAGGATTTACAATTTAAAGAATTGACGTTTAGTATTAAAGATTTACCATCATTTAAATCATTTAGAATTAAATTTGTAATGACATCAACAAATCAAGCTTACGTACCTAGAGTTTCTAATTTAAAAGTAATTGCTCTTGCCTAATGTCTTACATCAAAGTAAAAAACAATGATCATTTGTATAGGGATACAGAATCTAACTGTATAATTAATACAAATAAATCTGAATATAAGCAGTATCTTGCACGTAAACAACAAAAGCAAAGTGAGGTAAATAAAGTAGATAATCTTGAGAGAGATGTATCTACACTTAGAAATGAAATTACTGAAATCAAGGATATGTTAAGGAGTCTGATAAATGGCAACTAAAAAAATTACATTCGATCCAGAAGCAGGAGTTGCGTATCCATGTGACTTGATAATGAATGTTGGTGCTGATTTTAGTGCGACTTTCAATATTGTTGATACAGCAAACACTGGATTTAATTTTTCCACTACTAATTCTGTTGGTGTTGGAACAACCACTGGTTGGACAGGATCATCTCAGATGACAAAGAGTACAGCGATTGGATCAACTGCTTTCCCTGCAGCCACATTTACAGTTGGCATAGATACAACCGCATCAAGTGGATATGGGTTGACAATATCTTTAGGATCAACAGATACTAGAAGCGTAAAAGCAGGTCGATATGTATATGATATTTTAGTTGGATCTGGTGCAACAGTGTATCGAATTGTAGACGGAAATATTCAAGTACGTGGTGGTGTATCTTCTGCACCCTAAATATGGATAGAGGTATAGTATAAATGGCTCAACCATCAAGTAGATCAACATTAATAGATTACTGTAAAAGGCAGTTGGGTGCTCCATTGCTTGAGATTAATATTGCAGATGAGCAGACTGAAGATTTGTTAGATGATGCCATTCAATATTTTCAGGAAAGACATTTTAATGGAGTCATTCAAACATTTTTAAAATATAAAGTAAGGCAAGTAGACATTGATAGAGCAAGAGGGAGAGGTGGTGATAATGCAGTTGGAATAGTGACCACAACAACAAGTGCGACAATTGTTGGTGTATCAACAGAGTTTTCATTTGAAGAAGATAGCAACTATCTACAGATGCCAAACTCTGTGATTGGTGTTAATAAACTATTTCATTTTGATGGTGCAAACACAGTAACAAATAATATGTTTAGTGTGAAATATCAGTTATTCTTGAATGATATTGCATTCAATCTTGGGTATGCTGGTATCTTAAACTATGCAATGACAAAGAGGTATCTAGAAGATATTAATTTTGCACTCACAACTGAAAAACAAATCAGATTTAATCAAAGACAAGATCGATTATACATGGATATGGATTTTTCAGCTATGAGTGTTGATGATTTTCTAGTAATTGATTGTTTTAGAATCATAGATCCAAATGATCATACAGGTGTATATAATGATTACTTTTTAAAAAGATATCTTACTGCATTGATGAAAAGACAATGGGGTCAAAATTTAATTAAGTTTCAAGGTGTCAAATTACCCGGTGGTGTAGAGTTAAATGGTAGACAAATATATGAGGATGGGCAGAGAGAGTTAGATACTATTAGAGAACAGATGTCAAATACTTATGAGTTACCACCTCTTGATTTCATAGGATAGTGACATGGTTCTTAACCCGTTTTTTCAACAAGGATCAACTAGCGAGCAGAACTTAGTTCAGTCTCTCATAAATGAACAACTTCAAATCTATGGGGTGAATGTTCATTACATGCCAAGAAAGTATGCAAATAGTAATACAATAATAAAAGAGGTTATTGAATCTAAGTTTGATGATGCGTATCCAATTGAGGCTTACGTTGAATCTTTTGACGGATACGGAGAGAATCCAACACTTTTATCAAAGTTCGGTATTCAGGCAACAAACGAACTAACACTCACAATATCAAGAGATAGATTTGAAACATACATCTCGCCACTTATGAAAAATGAGGCAGATGTAAGATTATCAACGAGACCAAAAGAGGGTGATCTAATTTATTTTCCGTTAGGTGATCGTCTATTTGAAATCAAATATGTTGAACACGAACAACCATTTTATCAATTAAAGAAAAATTATGTATATACTCTTCGTTGTGAACTCTTCCAGTATGAGGATGAAGTCATTGATACTGGTGTTGATGAGATTGATGATACACTTGCAGCAACAGAAGGTGCAGATGGTGAGGATTTCATCATTGGTGGAACACAAGTTCTTACATTAGTTGGAACTGCGTCAAGTGCATCTGCTGTTACAACGGTTGTTAATGGCGGTATTCAATTCTTTGACATAACAAATCGCGGGCGTAATTATACGTTCGCTCCAAGAGTAGCAATATCATCCGCACCAACTGGTGGTGTTACTGGTATTGCGACCGCTGTTCTTCGAGGTGGTATCGTTGTTTGTGTTGGTGCTGCTGATCCCGGAAATCAAAAAGCAAGTGTTGTTCAAAGCATTAACTTAGTAAATCCCGGATCAGGATATACAACAGGCCCTGACGTACAAATATTTGGTGATGGTGTTGGTGCTGCAGCCACCGCAAATATGGCAAATGGAACAATCGGTATCGTAACAATAACTGGTGGTGGTTCTGGATATACAACTACTCCGACTATTACGTTTACGGGATTATCAACTGTTTCTGCTGCTGCAACTGCAATCGTTTCTACTGCTGGAACAATCAGTGCAATTCATATTACTAACGCTGGTGCTGGTTATACAACTCCTCCAACCATCGCGATCGCTCCTCCTGCAGCTAGTGATGCAGTTGGTAACTTCCAATTTAATGAAATAATCACCGGTGGAACAAGTGGGGCAACTGCAAGAGTCAGGGATTGGAACAGTGTAACAAGCGAACTTAAAATATCAAACGTAGAGGGAGTATTCATCAGAAAAGAAACAATCACTGGTGGATCTTCTAATGCAGTTCATACGATAAGATTAATAGACCTTACTAACTTTGATGACGGATTTGGTGATAATGATGGATTTGAAACTGAGGCAGATGCAATATTAGATTTTTCAGAGGGTAATCCCTTTGGACAACCATAAATAACTGGGTATAGGTGCAAAAATGTTTGAGTATTTTTACAACGAAATATTTAGAAAGACAATTATCTCTTTTGGTACGTTGTTTAATGATATCTCAATTAAGCATACAGATTCAGATGGAAATAAATCAGTAAGCAAAGTCCCACTTGCATATGGGCCTATTGGAAAATTTTTAGCTAGATTAGAACAATCACCAAATTTAAGTAAATCAGTCGCGATGACATTACCAAGAATGTCATTTGAGTTTACTGGTCTAACATATGATCCAACAAGAAAGGTAACAACAACACAACAGATAACAGTAAAAGATCCGGACACGGAAACCACAACCAAAAAAGTGTTCATGCCTGTTCCATATAATATGCAATTTGAATTGAATATTATGTGCAAGTTAAATGATGATGCTCTACAAATCGTCGAACAAATATTACCATTCTTTCAACCATCATATAATTTAACAGTCAATTTAGTCTCGGAAATAAATGAAAAACGAGACATACCAGTTGTGCTAGAGAATGTATCTTTCCAAGATGAATATGAGGGAGACTTTACATCAAGAAGAGTTTTATATTATACATTAAGGTTTACTGCGAAGACATACCTATTTGGCCCAGTTTCTTCTGCTACTACAGATATTATCAAAGGTGTGTCTGTTCGCTATCTTGCTGGTGGTGCGAGGAGTACCGAAAGGGATGTCACATACTCTATCAAACCAAGAGCAATCAAGGATTATACAGGCGATGTGGTCACTAATTTGGCTGAGGATATTGATGCAACACAGAGAACATTTACAGTTGACGATACCACTAATGTCAAGGATGAATTTTACATTGTTATAGATAATGAAGAGATGTTAGTAAAATCAATCTCCGCATCTACCAGTAAAATCACTGTTCAGAGAGGAAAAGATTCTACACTTGCGACATCACACGTCAGAGGAACAGACATTAAAGGCATTGACTACACCGATAATTCAGATGGAGATGGTGTTGATAGTGCAGTCATTCCGATGGGTGATGACTTTGGATTCAGTGGTACAATTACATGAAAACCTCAAAATTTGATGACCTAAACGACGCTTTTAATGTTGAAACAGACATTGTTCCTGCAGAAACCACGAAAGTTCAAAAAAAGGAAGTCAAATCAAATGGTGATCACATTCAAAAAGATTACGAATATACAAGAGGTAATTTATACAGTATTATAGAAAAAGGGCAAGAAGCAATAAACGGAATATTAGAATTAGCACAAGAAAGTGAAATGCCAAGAGCATATGAAGTTGCAGGACAACTTATAAAGAGTGTTTCGGATGCCACTGATAAATTAATGGATTTACAGAAAAAACTTAAGGATGTTAATAAAGAAGAGGAATCAAAAGGGCCATCAACAGTTAATAATGCATTATTTGTAGGATCAACATCTGAGTTGTCAAAAATACTCAAGTCTGGACTTAATAAAGAGAATAAATAAGACAGGGAGAGGAATCCCGAAGTAATATTTTACTCATAAAATGTCGGAAAAACTGCCGTCTTACGAAGATTTCATTGTTGATGAAAGTAATCTTCCCTCAGTAGACGAACTAATTGTTGAGAATAATTTACCATCAGTTGATGATTACATCGACATGAGTGTAGGAGCAGGTAATACAGCAGTTGATACAACACCATGCTCAGTAGAAGAAGAAATAACAGAGGAACAGCAACAAGATTTAACAGAGATAATACGTCTGATAAGTGACGTAAGAAAAGATATACCTGAGATACCAGAAATAAAATATTACGATGAAGAACTCAAATCAATAATTGAAAGAATAGAAAGAATACCAGAGGTCAGACATTATGACAAAGATATAGAAGCTGTCTGTCAACAGATAGATTATGTAAAGGAAGAAATAAAAGAGTTACCAGAACCAAAATATTATGACGATCAAGTTTCATCTATTGAAGATCGTCTAAGTTCACTACAGGAAGATTTAATTAATATTCCAGTTGTCAAATATTATGATGAAGAAATAAAAGCAATATGTCAACAGATTGATCAAGTCAGATCTGAGATACCAAAGTTTCCCAAGTGGGTAAATGAAGTAAATGAAGTTCCTGATTTTTCATGGATCGGTAAAACATTTAGTGTAATTGATGATGATTTTATCAAGGTGGATGATAAAATTAAATCGATCTGTGAACGTGTAGATCGTGAGGTTCAAGATATATCTGAAAATATTGAAACAAAAGATTTTGATAATCGTGTTGAGATAAACAAAGTAAGTGATACATTACAAGAAACAAAAGAGAAGATACTCAAAGAAATAAAAGAAACTGTTATTAGAGTATGGGATCATCACCATGAATTTAAGAATGATGATAGACTACTTAAGAAACAAATACTAAGTCAATTTAATAATCTTAAACAGAGAGTTGATGAGGAAGTAAAACAATTTAATCTTAAAAATAAAGAAGCAAGAGATTTATCAAAAGGATATTTTGATGATTTAGCTGATGAAATATCTAATTTACCAAAACCAAAATACTATGATGAAAATATTCGTGATATAAACAAAGATATAAAGAAGCTAAACAATCATCACGATTATAATACCACTAATATTACTGAACTATATCGAATAGTTGAAGAACTCAAAGGTAAACAAGAAATATTAAAGGAAGAGTTAGATGAACAAAACACATTACTTGCAGAACCACCAGAAACTGATAATGAAGATCCATTAACACCCATAGATCAAAACTTTGTTACTGTTGATCAACTACAAAAACATTACAAACTATTTGTTGAAAGAGTTCAATATCAACTTGCATCAATCGGTGGTGGTGGTGCAGGGTTCATAAAAGATCTTGATGATGTAACATTTGATCAAACTACAGGGACAAATCAACTTTTAATTTATAATGGTGATAAATGGGTAGGTATCGCAAGCACAGCTCTAGGTAGTAGTAATATTACTGGAGATTTTACTGTAAGTGGTAACGCAGAATTTGGTGGCAACATATCGGTCGCCGGAACTATCACATATGATGATGTTACTTTTGTAGACTCAATTGGTGTTGTCACTGCAAGAAGTGGAATTGAACTTGGTGCTGGAAGCATCACCCCTGTTATCGCAATAGAAGCAGGGACAGAAACAACCACTACAACCAGTGCATCGACCATTGATAGTTTTACTGCTGCTACCTTTAGATCTGCACAATATCAAATACAAATAACTCAAGGATCTAATTATCATGTCACAACTTTGAATGTTTTACATGATGGAACAGATGTCTATTTGAATGAATTTGGCACAATAAGAACAGGCGCAGCACTTGCAACTTTTGATGCTGATATCAACTCTGGAAGTGTCAGAGTAAGGGCAACTCCAACCACAGATTCATCAACTGTTTTTAAATTAACAAAAACCCTAACTAGAGTATAGGACAACAAAAAATGAAAAGTTTAGATCGTTTTATTGAGGAGGCTGCGAAAAGCGTCACCCCTAAGTCATGCCCACCGGGTCAATA